TTATACTGCGCGTAAGCCTACGTGCACACTACATTTATGACTCTGAGTTTGAGTTTTCGCCTAACTTTCAGCTCACAGGCATTTGCGACCAGCTCCCCTAATACCATGTCAGATCATCAATATCCATATTATCATCAACTTCCTTCTGAGATATATTCTGGTAAGCCTCATCCATTACATTCTTTTGAACCAATGAGTGCCATGATGGGAAGCCTGATACAACTTCCTCAACTGACAAACCCATTTGTCGTAATTTCTTCAAATCATCTAATTTTATTCGGTCTTGTAACAGTTGTGGTAACTTATCACGAGCTTCACATTCTATTAATAATTCACCATAGAACATTTGTAAACGATCATATGCATCTCGATTCGAAGCATAGGTTCCATAAGCATGACCTATAATCGATAGCATTGTATCTACACAATCTCGGGGCTTGACTATCCTGCCCCAAACCGCTCGAACCAGATACTCCCTCGACTCACGAAAAGGTAAAAAAGACGGTTGACCTGGAACTCCATACATAGGATTTACAATGAACTGGTGCTTTAAAAAAGTCGCACCCCAGTTCAATATCCAACCATCCTGTACTCTTGAACAAAATGCAATTCCATCTTTAACATCCCGCATTTCTACATTAAAATTCTTCTTCATAAAGTCTTTGAAATTCGTTGCCGAAAAATAATGTGATCCTTTACCAACACCTTTATTATAAAGATGATCATCTCCATAAACTATGATCATGATTATGGTTAACAATTCAAGCTCTAACTCCTCCTGCTCACATTCAGGCGCACTTTTTAACTGAAATATTGCAAACAACATAAAATACATAGCCATTACCCATGAATCCATATGACTCGTATTATATGCTCCAGAAGGAACACCTCCTTTTACAACACCCCAAATAGAACCAAAAAGTTGTGTAATGCGCATAATCATATTCTTCAACAAAAATTTCACAATCTGTTCAAATATTGCATAATCATCTGATTTAGGATCAATAAAATTAGCCATAGTCGACCAATATAAATTTACCCACTGTTCAACAACTGTCAAATCAAATAACCGAGCATCACCCTCACACATTTGCTCAATGTAGCAGTTAGTCATATCAATTCCCAGACATCGTGCTATTGTCTCACCACCACCATGTGACCAGCGATGACCTATACGAATAACCCAACCACGCTCCCGATACATCCGAATATGTGAAACCAATCTCTCCATCAAAATGTAGATAGAACAAGGAATATTGAAAACACGCAATTTCTCACGCCAAGCAGCCCACTTCTCTTCCGACACTTGTTTATCAAAACCAACAAATGTCTCATCTTTTGGCGGAGTTACCCAAGGTATATTTGGTTCTTTACCCGTGCGAAGATACTCCAAGATTGCATCAACCTCTTGCTCAAAAGTATCAATCTTCTTACCACTAGGAGAAACCTTAATTTTCTCTGGGTGCTCTACTGTTGCCGGAATTTCAAACCGTTCCCCATTACTTTTACCATTAGATGCCCCCATATACATATCCTTCAAAGAGGCAAACGTCAACTTATAAACATCCTTTTTAGTTAAGTCAACTCTCATTTTTCGATACAAAAGATCCATAGCCTCATTAAGATATTTAAACACATCCTTCGGTGCATCACCGATCTCAGGACGCGACATGTTAACTATTGTTCGAGCCAACTTCTGAGGATACAAATCTGCCATCGCTGCCAATACATGAGGATGCCCATTCGTTGTTCCACAAGCCCAGTGAAACATTGAATCCCTCCTCAAACAAAGGGCCAACAATGAAGGTGGATCAACAGTTTCTCC